GTAAAGATGTCTGTAGATACAGATGGTAGACCTGAAGCGCACTACTATCCGTTCACATCTAATGGTTCTATAGTAGCTTATAAGAAGCGTGAGTTACCTAAAGCATTCAGTACTGTGGGTAACTTCAAGGACCTTGAGTTGTTTGGTCAAGCTCAATGTTCAGGTGGTAAGAAGCTTATTATTACAGAGGGTGAGTTAGATGCTATGGCTATCCATGAAGCTAACTTACGGAAGTACAACAGACACTATGCAGTAGTCTCACTACCCAATGGTGTCAACTCTGTAAAAGCTATCTTGAATAACTTAGAGTTTGTACGTAGCTACCCTGAAGTAATCCTAGCATTTGATATGGATGAAGTAGGTCAAGCTGCTGCTAACGAAGCTGCTAAGATGGTGGGTATAGGTAAGGCTAAGATAGCTAAGTTCATTGAGAAAGATCCTTGTGATGAACTACGAGAGCATGGTATTGATGCTGTTGTACAGGCTATATGGAATGCTAAACCTTACTCACCTGCAGGTATTCTAAGTGGTGAGTCTATATGGGAAAAGTTTATTGAGCGTAAGAACATACAATCAATACCTTATCCTGATTGCTTAGGTGGATTAAATGATAAACTTGAAGGTATACGTCATGGAGAAATTACGTTATTTACTAGTGGAACTGGTAGTGGTAAGTCTACTGTTATTAAGGAGATTATCCTCGACCTACTCAACAAAACTGATGAGAAGATTGGACTTATATCTCTCGAAGAAAGTGTGGGAGATACTGCTGAGAAACTCATCGGTATGGCTCTCCAAAGACCAACTACAGGGCATCCGCCTCTATCTGAAGAAGAACTTAGACATGGATACGAGCAGGTATTTGGTGATGAAAGACTAATACTCTTAGATCACCAAGGCTCTGTAGCAGATGAGTCTTTGTTAGATAAGATGGAGTACATGGCGTTGATGGGTTGTAAGTACTTAGTACTAGACCACATTACTATTGCTGTATCTGAAGGGACTGATGGTCTCTCAGGTAATGAAGCAGTAGATAAAGTTATGTCTGACTTGTTGAAGTTAGTTAAACAACATAACGTATGGCTAGGTCTTATCTCTCACCTACGTAAGTCTCAAGGTAAGTCTTTCGAGGAAGGTCAACTACCATCTATCGATGACATCAAAGGCTCAGGTTCTATCAAGCAGATTAGCTTTGACATCATTGCATTTGCTAGAACCCTGGTAGCCGATGAGGACTATGAACGTAACACAATTAAACTACGTGTACTTAAGTCACGTTTCACTGGTCGTACTGGTGATGCAGGTACAGCAGTATACGATACTAAGACTACTCGCTTAGCAGCAGGGTCTGAAGGGTTTGATTTGTTTGATGCAGCATAAAGGTAATTATGAACTGGTTAGATAACATAGAGTTATATCTAAGATTAAAACTAGAGAGTAATCCATCTAGACAATCCTTTGGCGTTAAGTTTCTCGGGGAATACCCTGAGTCTCTTAACCACCTTAGGGTGTTTGGTCAGATTGCTCACCATGTAATTAGCTCCCAAGCTATAACTAAAGAGGGTGTTACTAAATGTAAACTTACCAATGTCAGTATCTCTATAGGTAAGCGTATTATCTCTATCATAAGTAGCCCTAAGCTACATGATTGGAAAGAGGAAGTTAGAGTAGGTGACCTGATGGTTGAAACATTCTATCAGTTAGGTTTCATAGATGTTAAAAGACCAGCATACAAGTCTAGTCTACCTGTTGAAATAGAACTACTCAAAGAGTTCCCTACGGAACTACCACCAGAGTACGTTAAGATGGTACTACATGGTACCTGGAGTAGTAGACCAAGACACATCAACCGTCTAGAGCAAGTCATACAGTTTGATAGTGAGTCCCCTAGGTACACTAAAGCTATCATGAAGAGATGGGATGAGAAGTTAGATGGTCTATTCAAGTCTCTACTTAACACCAAGGCTATACGTGCACTGGATAAACTACAGCAAGTAGGTTGGAGAATAGATAAGGATATACTAGATGCTATCTTAAAGAACCCTGAGTTATTCTACGTTAAGGGTGATAAGTCTGATAACAACCTATCTAAGATACTTGACTACAACTACACTGTGAATAAAGCTAAGGCACTTGCAGATACCGAAGAGTTCTTCTATGCTTTGGACATGGACTACAGAGGGCGTGTATACTACGTAGAGAGCTATATAAACTTTCAAGGTAGTGACATAGCCAGAGGTATGTTAAAGTTCTCAGAGAAGCGTACAGTGACTCCTGAGGGTATTCGTTGGATTAAGATACACTGTGCTTGTAGTTACAATCAGTCTTATAGTATTGATAGTATACCTGAGTGGTGCACTAGTGATTACAAACGACACTTAATGTCTGAAGGGTTAGAGGATATCTCTGTAGATAAGATGACCCTAAAGGATAGAGAGCTGTGGTGTGATAACAATCTAGATAAGATATATGAAACAGCTATCAACAGTAAGCTACATAACTGTGAGAAGCCTGTGTCATTCTTAGCAGCCTGTAAGGAGATATACAACTACTACCACTGTGATGATGACATATACTTGAGTGACCTACCCATCCCTATCGATGGTAGTAACAATGGTTGGCAGCATCTAGGTGCTATCTCTAAGGACGTTCAGACTGGTGAGTTAGTAGGTCTAGTACCTGTAGGTATCCAGAATGACTTCTATGTGCAGACTGCAAAGAAACTCATAGAGATTACTAAGGATGAACGTAGACTAGAGATACTGAAGAGTATGCCTATGAAGAAGATACGTAAAGGTATTAGTAAGCGTGGGTCTATGACTCGTGCATACTCTGCAGGGGCTCAGAAGATAGCTGAGAATATGTACAATGATTGTAATCAAGCAGGGTACGTAGCTGAGTTTGGTATTACTGAGGGGGACTGTAAGGGTTTCGCTAGGGATTTAGTTAAGGCTATTGAACAAGTGTGTCCAGGACCACTGAAGACTATGAAGTTCTTCCAGGACTTAGTGATATCTAAACTAAATGAAGGGTGGGGTTATGTAAGTTGGGTTACACCGTCAGGGTTTCCTGTAGTATACACATGTCAACATCAGGTATCTGAGAGACAACGTGGTACAATACAAGGTGTAGGTCAGATAAAACACGTAGCCAAGGTGGATTCCCTTAAGCCTGATATGCGAGGGTTTGTATGTGGTATATCACCTAATTTCATACACAGTCAAGATGCTAGTCATATGAGCTTAGTGATAGATGCATTCGAGGGTAGCTTCGGTGCTGTACATGATAGCTTCAGTACACATGCTAGTGATGTAGATGAGTTATGTCTATTGACTAAACAAGTCTTTATAGATATGTATGATAAACCCAACTACTTCGATATAATAGAAGAGAAGATAGGCTCTAGTGCAGAACAACCTACCTTAGGTACATTAAATATA